TAAGTAATAAAATGGCTAAACATATGTAAGGAGAAATCAAATGACTTTAGAAGAAACAATTAAAAATGTAAAAGAAGTTGTAATTAAAAATAGAAAAGTTCAATACTTCTATGAAAAAAATCCTACAGTTTGGAATGACGGTGGAGAAAGAATGATAAGATGTAAAATGTGTGCAGATGTCGGCGAACAGCTTGTACAATGGCTTGAGAAGTTACAACAGATCGAACAATCGTATGAGGGGTTAAAAAGTAAAATAGATAGCTCCGACTTTCCTGATGATGTATTAAATTTCTTAAGTAGTTTAAAATGAGTAGAATGAGAAAATACGCAAACTATAATACGAGTATGGAAAAGGTGGAAGTAAATGTTAGTACCAGCAATTTTATACAAAGAACGGATCGGGGAAGAATTCAAAAAATATTACTATACAATAGATATGTTATATGAAACAGGTTGCATATGTAATTGGAGTCCAGAAATTGCAGAATGTCCAAATGAAAGTCAATTTCAATATGCAATAGTTGATAAGAACGAAAAACTCATTGGCTATTTAGAATATTCCGTTGATTGGTATGTATCTAAAGCATATAGCTTTGGATTGTTCTCATTTGACAGAGGAAATATCTTGGTTGGTAGGGACGTGTTCGATAAATTAGAAGAACTGATTAAAACATTACATAGAGTTGAATGGAGAGCTGTTGGTGGAAATCCTGCTTGTAGAGGTTACGATAACTTTATTGAGAGACATAATGGAATGAAACATGTTCTGAAAGATTCAATTAGGGATAAGAATGGAAATTATCACGATGATATTATTTATGAAATAGTAAATGAGGAAAAGCACATATGATAAAAGGTAATAAAGTATATGATCCATTAACAAATACATGGAGTACAGACTACTGGGTAAAAGATGATAAAGGAAATTATTATCCGGTATGGTAGTAAATTGATAATGTTATAATGGTAAGACATAGCAATTATGAAGAAGGATAGAGATTGTGGAGATAATGAAGCTGATTAACAAATATGCAAATTCAAGATACTCTAATATGAATGAATATTATTGTGAAATAACAACAGAGTTAGACAAGCTTGCCGGAATTTATTCAAATAGATATTGGAAACATTATGTGCTTTGTAATTATAAGGATGGTTGTTTACCTATTAGAATTCCAGGCGGAACACTTGGAAGTATCGAGTATGACGAGAATAAGATTATTACAAAAATTCATGTTTGTACCGATTACGTTGTGAAAACTTATCCAAATGATGTAAATGAACAGCTTCAAAAGTTTATTGGTCGGAAGATAGAAATGGAAAACTAACATATTTTGTAGTCAATTGATAAGTTAGGCATATAAATAAAATTATATAACCCTCTTTAATGTATAAGACATACTGAAACAAATAAGAAGAGAGGAGAATATAAAATGCCAAGAAAAGGAGAATATAAGTATAATGTAGATGAAATATGCAGAGCATTAGATAGTTATACAGCACAATGCGTTAAGCAAAAAGAAGTACCTATATTAAAAGAGGTATTTGTTAAAAAAGGATGGTCTTATGAATATGTATGTAAGATATTAAATGGCAGATTATTAGAGCAGAAAGATGATAGATTAGATACTTCTATAAAGAATCTAGTAAATGCTAAGGAGTACATGCTAGAGAGATTAGGTTTAAAAGGTAAGATCAATTCAACATTAGCAGTATTCAGTCTTAAGCAATTAGGCTGGAGAGATCAACAACAGGTAGATGTAGGTACTGATACAAAGAAAAGTATTAAGATCACATTAGTAAAACCTGATTAGTAAGTAGGATGTATAGTTCAATGGTAGAATTTCAGTACGCGTAGAAGATATAGGTTCGATTCCTATTGCATCCATTAACCGGTATGTTATTTCGTATTCATTGTTATTACTATTGTATAGTTAGACTACTCCTAAAGCAAATTTCCCCCACATACCGGTTATTCATTGGGCTATCGCCAAGTGGTAAGGCACGGGATTTTGATTCCCGCATTCGTTGGTTCGAATCCGACTAGCCCAGTTATAAATCCTTAGAATAAAGTAAAAGAAAGAAGGGATAATACAAAGTAAAAGGAAGTGAGAAATTGAATATAGAGCAAGAAATAAAGTTAACAGTAAATGAGCACTTTATGGATTATGTAACAGATTGGGATCATCAAGAGTATTTGTTGGTAGGATCTTATGGTAGTAGTAAATCTTATGAAACAGCAACAAAGCTAATTCTTAAGTTATTAAGTGAGAAGAGAAAAGCATTGGTTGTAAGAGATACATATGAGCAGATCAAAGAATCCTGCTATGATTTAATATATGAGATCTTAGATGGAATGGGCTTGGTTACAGAAGACAAAAGTAAGTCAAGCAGGGAAAAGTATGTGATTGCTTCTAAGTCACCATTACAGTTCATGTTTCCTAATGGTTCAAGGATCGTATTTAAAGGCATGGATAAACCAACAAAGGTAAAGTCAATCAATAATGTATCTATTGTATGGATGGAGGAAGCGTCTGAGGTTAAGTACAGTGCTTATAAGGAATTGAAGTTAAGACTTAGAAATCCATTCTTGAAGATCTATTATTTATTGACAACTAATCCGGTTGATAAACAAAATTGGATATATACACATTTCTTTGAACGTAAGGAAGTAGATGCCAATGGCGAAGAAAAGTTGGTAGTGATTCAGAATGAGGAAGAGTTCTACAAACGGAGGATAATTAGGGACAATCCAAATGGTGTATATTATCACCACAGTGTTCCGGAAGATAACTCATTCTTAACATTGGATTATATAGCTAAGTTGGAAGAACTTAAGACATACGATCCTGACTTATATAGAGTAGCAAGGGAAGGTAAGTTCGGTATCAATGGCCGGCGAGTCCTTCCTCAGTTTGTTATTGCAGATAATCCGAAAGAGTTTAAGAGGGCAGTTCTTGCTGCACCAATTAAAAGGAATGGCTTTGACTTTGGCTTTGAGACATCATATAATGCTTTGGTAAGAATTGCAGTAGATACTAAGAATAGTATATTATATATATATGATGAGTGGTATAGGAATCACTTAACGGATAAGCAAACAGCAGAGAAACTTGAGGAGTGGAATCCTGATAGTAAGAATTGGAGAGTAAAAGCCGATTGTGCACAGCCGGGATCAATTAAATATTTCCATGATGAGGGATTCGGATTTACAAAGTGCCATAAGATAACAAGACTTGAGCAGGTAAAGAAAGTAAAACGATTTAAGAAAATTATATGTAGTCCAAAATGTAAGAATACAATAAGGGAGCTTAAAGATCTTGTATATGCTGAGGATAGCAACGGCAATATGATTTATGACGAGTTCAATATTGATCCTCATACTTTCTCAGCTATATGGTATGCATTAGATGATGTTACTGTTGCTGATGTTAAAGAAAGAAAGAATAATAGTAAGAATGGAAGTGGTGCAAATGGAATGTGATGTAGATCTGAAAAGTAAGTTTTCATGTGATAGTGACTTCATATCTATGTTCAAAGAAGAGTGGGTAAAAGTAACAAATTTATTAAAACAATATATTAAGGAGGAAAGAAAGAATGAAGAATAATGTATTTAATCCAAATGTGAACACAACTAAATGGGTAAAAGCGGCAACAGTAAGAGCCATTAAGACAATGGCACAGACAGCTATTGGTATTATTGGAGCGGCTACAATGATTGAAAGTGTTGATTGGAGAGTAGTAGCAAGTGGCGCTATTATCTCAGGTATTGTAAGTATCTTAACAAGTGTAGCAGGTATTCCGGAGGTAGAAGAAAATGCGTAATATATCACAGTTACATCCTGAGTTGAAGAAGAAAGTAGTAAAGCTTCAGAAAGAATGTTTGAAAGCAGGAATCAAGATAAAGATTGGTGAGTGTGTAAGAACAGTAGCGGAACAGAATGCTTTGTATGCAAAGGGTAGAAATGGTGTTCCTGGTCCAATTGTTACAAAAGCAAAAGGTACAGATTACAGATCAATGCATCAATGGGGAGTTGCTTTTGACTTTTTCTTGGATATGGATGTTGATAAAGATGGAAAGAAATCAGATGATGTTTTCAACAATGCAACGAAATTATTCAATAAGGTTGGAGCAATTGGCAAGAAGCTTGGTCTTGAATGGGGAGGAGATTGGAAGTCGATTAAAGATCTTCCGCATTTCCAGTTACCAGATTGGGGTAGTACAGCTACACAATTGAAGAAGAAGTATGGTACACCAGAAAAGTTCAAGGAAACATGGGATAATAAGAAAGAAGTAAAGCATGTCAAATCAAAACCAAACAATACTGTAACAGCTTCTAAGAATCCAACGGAGCCGGCTAGACATAGGGATTCCAAGTACAATGGTTTATATACAACAACAAGTAATTTGAATCTTAGAACAGGAGCTGGTACGAGTAAGCCAATTGTTACTGTTATTCCAAAAGGAACACGTGTTGCATGTCACGGCTACTATACAAATGTTGGCTCGGATGTTTGGTTATTCGTTCAGTATGGTAAGTACACTGGATTCGTAAGTAAGAAGCATTTAAAGTAAGGAGGAATTAAACGATGAGTGATGCTAATGTAAACATTACAACATCAATAGAAGATGGAGACATCGTATCGTATAGAGATATTCCTTATGCAGTGTTGGATGATGATATTAGTGGCACTCTGAGGGAAGATTTTTTCCATGAACTTGGAAAGATAAAGAAGTTCTATCAAATTTACAAACAAGGTATGGACTTTACAACTGACGGAACAAATGGCGATTATATTCCAAGCCAACTGAGATTCAAAAAGGCAGCAGGATTGATCAATAAAGAAGCAAGGTTCATGTTTAGTACTCCAATGGATTTCTACGTTAATAAGGATCAGAATGAGACAGAAGAGCAGAAGGCAAACAATACAATACTGAATAACTTCTTGCAGAAAGTATTGAAGAAAAACTTCTTTGATAAGAATGTATTGAAAGCGGCAAAGGATTGCTTCATTGGTAAAAGAGTTGCTTGTATTCTTAATTTCAATGAGGACTCAGGTATTGCAGTTGATTTCCTTAATCCGTTAGAGTTCTACTATGAAATGGCCGGAGCTGATATGCTTACTAAGATTGTTGCTTTCTTTGTTGAAGTTGAGGCATCCAATAATGTAGAGAAGAAGATACGTAAGAAAACATATTGGATGGCAGATGATGGTTATTGTTGGGTACATGAGGTTATGTATAATGGCTTAGGTGTACAGCTTGAAGAATTAGTTCCTGCAAGGTCTACGTTGTTTGAATATATTCCAGCGGTAGTGATCCTTAATGATGGTCTTACAAATGATATTAGAGGGGAATCGGAGATAGAGGATTATGCCAAGTACGAAAAGTATTACAGTAAATTAGTAAATAGTGATTTTGATGCAGAAAGAAAGAGTATGAATCCTGTTCGCTATACTATTGATGCTTCTTCGGGATCAACAAGCAACCTTTCAATTGGTCCTGGAGCATTTTGGGATATTCAATCAGATGATAATGGTGTTGAAGTGAAGAATGCTTCTGTTGGCCAATTGGAATCAAATATGAGTTACTCAGCAGCTTTGTCTGCTACATTGGATCGTGTAGATAATGAGATGCATAGCTTAGGATCAATTCCAAATATTGAGTCTGATAAGTTACAAGGAGTGATTACATCAGGTAAAACATTGAAAGCTCTTTACTGGCCATTGATCGTAAGATGCGACGAGAAGATGCAAACATGGGGAGCTGCGGCAGAGTTTATTGCTAAGTGTATCTTAGATGGTGCTTCATTATATCCAAAGGTTGTTCCATATTATACGAACGAAGAACTTCCTATTGTTGAGGCTGATATTCAGGTAATGAACAATTATGCTTTACCAGAGGATGAACAGGATGAAAAGAATATTGATCTTGCAGAGGTAACAGCACAAACAATGAGCCGATCATCTTATATGAAGAAATGGAGAAAGCTTACAGACAAGGAAGTAATGTCTGAGCTTCAGCAGATTGCTTTGGAACAGGAAATGTTATCAGGTAACTCTTACGGTAACATTCCTCCAATGGAAAGAGATGACCAGTCATTAGATGGAGATGATGATAGTAAATTAGATGAACCTGATGTTGTTGAGGGATCACAGGATGACGAATAAGGCATTTTAAGTAATAAGCTAATAAAATATAAGGCTAAAAAGTAAAAATCCCTTTAAGGGCCAAATAAATGAATTTGAAGGAGGTTGCTGATTATGTACAATTTAAGATTCGCAAAAGCTGAACAAACACGTAAAGCAATTACTAATCAGCAACTGCGACAAATTAAAAGTATGTATCAGGAAATTGCTGATCAATATTCAAGAAGAATAGAAAATCTTTCAAGTAAGACAAATATAAGTTCGATACTTAGAACACAGTATTTGAATGAATATCAAAAGCAACTTGCTGATGAACTTGGCAAGGTAAATCGTAGGATTGAATCCAATATCAAGTCAGGTATGAAACAAACAGCAGAAGCTGTATTAGAGGATGAAATAAGAAGAGCTAAAGAATTAGGTTTTGCCGGAATAACAGGAAAATATTCAAATATTCCTACTGATGTAGTTGAGACAATAATTTCCGGTCAATTATATCAAAGTGATTGGTCATTAAGTAGTGCTATTTGGGGTACAAATAAAAAGATACAGCAGGATTGCCAAAATATTGTAGCAAGAGGTATTGCAGCAAATAAGGGTGTATATGAAGTTGCAAAAGATTTAGAAGCTTACGTAAATCCAGAAGCAAGAAAAACATACAAATGGGCAAGAGATTATCCAGGTAGTAACAAAGTGATTGATTACAATGCCAGTAGATTGGCAAGAACAATGATGAGTCATGCATATCAAGAAGCCTTTGAAAGATCAACTGCAAAAGATCCTTGGGTAGAAGCTTATCAATGGAATACTGGTCATAATAATAGAGTTTGTCCATTGTGTATTGAAAGGGAAGAAAATGATTCGTATGGATTAGGTCCAGGGGTATATCCAAAGGGAGAAGTACCATTGGATCATCCAAACGGTCAATGCTTTCTGACAATAGTTCAAACAAAAAGTACAAATGATGTTGTTAATGATTTAGCAAATTGGTATAATGGCACTGGAAATGAAAAGATGAATGGCTTAATTGATGAGTTTGCTTATTCACTTGGCTATACTCCTGAGATGTTAAAAAAGACAGTAAGGAAAGTTGGTGTTGAATCTGCCGCTGAAAAGATTAAACAATATTCTGATAGACAAATAAAAAATGCATCAAAGTTTATAAAAGAATTAGAAATGGATCAAGCAAGTGTTGATAACTATATGAACACATTAAAAGGAACAAGCAGAGAATTTCAAAATGCATTTGTAGATGCTATGAAAAAGAAAGTAAAAAATTGGGATTTTGATGATAAAGGAAGCTATTATTCATCATCAAAACAAGAGATAAAATATACGTATGGAAGTATAGAAGCTTGGATGTTTAGTGGAAATAATCATCAAAAGCAAACACTTTTTCACGAAATAGGGCATGCAATTGATGATTTAAGAAAAGGAACTAATTCCAAATGGACAAATAAAAAAGAATTTGTGGATGCAATGCTAAAAGATATGAATATTATGAATGAAAAATGTAAAAATGGAGAAATTGAATATATTCTTGAGTTAAGGAAAATGGTAAACGATAATTCTTCGAAAGGTGTTCAAGATGCAATATCAGCAATGCATTGCAAAGGAATAAATCTTAACAATGTTAAACCAAATGTGAAAGTACGGTGGCATCATTCACAAGAATACTACGAAAGAAGAAATGCAAAAAAAGAAGCTGCTTCTGAATTGTTTGCAAATATGTGTGGTGCTCAAGCCGATAAAGGAGCAATAAAATATATAGAAAAATATTTTCCAAATGCTTACAAAGAGTTTTGGAATATCATAAATGAAATAGGAAAGTAGTTTACTTTTTGTTTTAAATATGTTATAATTAAATTAAACTAAATAGGAGGTGATAAAATGTATGATGGAAATACAAGTGAGATTTTAAAAGAACTTGAGAAATATCAGAATAAGTTTAATGAAGGATTTCCATTGATGCAAGCTTATGGCGATGCTAAAATTGTTCGAAAACAAATTATGGAATGTATCAACAAAAACAAAAGAGCAAGTGTTTTATGGCCTGAAATTTACGGTGAGTGTAATGGTAAATTTATTTAAAAAATACATAAAAACTGTTTACAAATTCGTAAATATGGTATATAATATAATTATAAATTAAATATTATAAATTTTAAATTTATGGAGGTAAAAAAAAATGTATAATTTTGAAACAATGAGAAAAAATATGGAAGATTCAGGAGTATATTCATCCGAAGATATTGATTCCATTACATCTTTAGAAAAGCAATATGTTGAGGAATGCAAAGAAATTGCCTTACAATGCGAGATGGAAGGTAAGCCTGCTAATGGAGAGGATTATGATTTGCGGTGCGGAGAAGCCAAAAAATATTATGATGAGCAAATTGCATTTATTGATGCAAAATATTTAGAGAGTATATGATTAGTTCAGATGCAAATAAAAATGATTAAGAGGATCAAGCTGGTAGAAATACCGGCTTATTCTTGTTTAAAGGAGAAAAAAGATGAATAAAAAAGTTGAAGTAATATGTGAAGAGTGTAAGAGCGAGTTTTTATTTGATGCTGTGGAAATCAAACAGAAAGAAAAAGTAAAGATTGGTAATGACACCTTTGCGATAATTTATTACAAATGTCCTGAATGTGGAGCAATTCAATTAGTAGGGATGTTAAATTATCGAGCAAAACGAATTAGAGATTCATATTTTGCAGCTTATGATTCTGTTAGAAAAATGGAAGTAACTGGTGATCACATGCTACGTCCGGTTATTTACAAAAAAAGAAAAGATAAGCTTGAAAAATTAAAGTTAGAAAACACGGAATATCAGCAAATGCTTTTGAATCAATATAAGGACAAGATTCCTGCTGAAGTATTTGAGGAGGTAGAGTAATGATGGATAACAAAATCATTTGTGATAATTGCCATTGTGAAATATCGAAAGCAAAAATTGAGTTCAAAAGTAAAGATGTAAAAATTGCAGGTAGCAAAATAGGCATTCAGTATTTTAAATGTCCAATGTGTAACAAGCCATATTTGATTACTGTTGAGAATTATACAGTTTGTAAGAAAAAAGAAAAGTATGATCTGATTATGAGGAGTATAAACAGAAAACGAAAATACGGTATTAAAGTTTCTGAGGGAAGATTGAAAGAAGCTATAGAATTAAAAGATGATCTTATAAGCTACGAAATGCAGCTTAGAGATAGATACAGAAATCTTATACCACGTGAGGTTTTTGAAGATTAAAATGTGGATTTTGTCACCAAGACAATAACTGGAAGAAAAGGAGATAAAAATGAAAAACAGAACAATTGAGGAACTGTTAGAAAACAGAGCAATGCCTATGAATCTTCAGCACTTTGCTGAGCTAGATGATCATGACAAAGATGATGATCAGGATGATAATGACGGTGATGATTCAAATGGTGACGACCATGATGATGATTCAGATGGTGATAGCAAAGACAGTAAAGGCAAAGACACTGAAAAGAAGTTTACACAAGCTGATATGACAGCAACTGCAGCTAAAGAGAAAAAACAAGGACGTGCGGCAGCTTTTCGTGAGATGGGATTCAAGTCTGAGAAAGAAGCAAAAGCTCAGTTGGAAGCTTTTAGAAAGTATCAGGAATCTCAGTTAACTCCGGAGCAAAAGACGGCGGCACAGATTCAGCAGGCAAAAGATGATAAGTCGGATGCTGAAAAGAGAGCAGAAGCTGCAGAAAATAAGTTAGCAGCTATTCAAGCGGGTGTAAAGAAGGATGCTGTTGATGATGCTGTTGCCATCGCAATGATGAAGGTTGAAGATGGTAAATCATTAGAAGATGTTCTTGGCGAGATGAAAACTCAGCCACGATACAAGGGTTTTTTCGATGGTTCAGACGACGACGATGATGATAATGGCGGAAAAGGTGGCACTGGTACAAGTGTCCGGCACAAATCGTCTAAAAAGGATGAAGATGGAATTGGAAAAAGACTTGGTCAAGCACAGGTTAATGGAAATGCTATGACAAAGAAAAGTAGCTTTTTTAGAAGTTAATGTTAAGAAGGAGGATTGAAAAATGTTAAATCAATCAGGTATTACAAAAACGAGTGGTCTTGCAAGAAAGACAATTCTTATTGACACTCAATTATTTTTCGCATTACCATGTATGATTGCGGCAACAGAAGTTAAAGCTGGATCAGATGGTAAGAAGATTGTAAAAGCAGGAACTCCACTTAAAGGTTCATTACTTAACAGAGATGAAGCTTTTACAGTAGGAGCAAAGGACGATGCTATTGTTGGTATTGCAGAACATGATGTAGATGTTACTGCAGGAACAGCAAATGGTGGCATTATTGTATTTGGCTTTATTGATGAGAGTAAGCTTGATACAGATGTAGTTGCATTGCTTGATACTGAAAATACAGATACAACAAAGCTTAGAGATAAGCTTACAAAGATTACGTTTTGTAAGTAGTAAAGGAGGGATAAAAAGATGACAATTTTTGAATTAGTAACGTCAGATCAAATTACAGCTTATTGGGAGACACAAGCTCAGAACAGAGCACCTTATCTTGGTGAGGAGTTGTTCCCATCACAGCAAAAGTTAGGCTTAAATATCAAATGGATCAAAGGATCTCAGGGATTGCCGGTTGTATTAAAACCTTCAGCATATGATGTAGCTGCTAAGAAGAGAGATCGAATTGGATTCGATAAGTTAAGTATGGATATGCCATTCTTCAAAGAGGCTACATACATTGATGAGGAACTTCGTCAGGAATTAAACAAGGTGCTTGAGACAGGCAATCAGGCTTATATTGATTCTATTATGAATCAGGTATTCAATGACACGACGAACCTTTTGGAAGGTGCAGCTGCACAGCGTGAGCGTATGAGAATGATGGCTCTAACAACTGGTAAGATCAGCATGAAGGCAAATGGCCAGAATTATGATTATGATTACGGTGTTCCTAATAATCACATGATTAATTCTACAAAAGCATGGTCTGATCCAACAGCTACAATTATCGATGATATTCGTGATCTTATGTATCTTATTGAGGACGAGACCGGTATTCTCCCTGAAAGAGCAGTATGTTCAAGAAAGACATTCGGTTATATCAGAAAGAATAATGAGATTCGTCAGGCAATTCTTGGAAGTGATGCTACAGCTCCAGTATCTGATACAAAGATTATGGATTACATTATGGATGAGTTAAAGCTGGATGTTGTAGTTTATAACAAGAAAGCAAAGGATGAGAAGGGAATTGAGTTCCAGTATGTTGCAGATGATACATTCGTTATCTTCCCGCAAGGCAAGTTAGGAACTGGATGGTTCGGCACAACACCTGAGCAATCAGATCTTATGGCTGGTTCTGCTGCTAATGTATCAATTACAGATACAGGTGTTGCAGTTACTACATCAAAGAAAATTGATCCGGTTAACGTCGAGACAAAAGTGTCTATGATTTACTTACCTTCATTCGAGACAGCAAATCAGGTTGGTATCATTGATGTAACTGGTGCTCAATTGGAGGTAATATAACATGGCAATGGTAATTATTGAAAGAGACGGAAAGCAAGCAAAGGTTTCATATGGTTCATTTAAGAACAGTTTTGAAAAGCTTGGCTGGAGGATCTCAGGTGCTTCAAAAAGCAAACTTCATAAGTTGCCTAAGGAAAATACCAATGGAGAGGTAAAAACCTCTCCTGAGGCAAATGGTAAATCCAAGAAGGCATCTGAGGCAAAGGACGAATGGGATGCTGCTGATGAAGAGCTTGAGATGGAAAAGTCCATTGATGAGATGGACATGAGTGAGCTTAAGAAGTTTGCCGAATCTAAAGGAATCAATACGAAAGAGCTGAAGACTGTAGGTGCTTTAAAGAAAGCTATTAAAGCGGTAATGTAAGGAGGTGGCCATATGGCAGAACTTTCCAAGCAGGATCGTATCAAAAAACTTCTTAGAGAAGAGGAATGTCCATTTTTTGCAGATGGAGACATAGAGTTCTATTTGTCAGAAAATGGTGACAATGTTAACGAGACATTGTACCAAATGTTTTTGATAAAGGCAGAAGATACAACATTAAGTGTATCAGGATTGAATTGCGCAGATACTTCAAAATATTTTAGAAGGCTTGCGCAAAGATACAGGCAGAACAATTCAGGGCAATTGAAAGGAGGTTGATGTATATGAAAGCATCAAACTTCCTTTTACATCGTTTACAAGTACAGCTTAATATGAGAGGTATTGAGTATGTATTCAGTAGACAAGCACTGGACAAGTTTGGACAGCCAATTGAGGGCGAAGATGATGAAAATGTTATTGTAGGTATTTATCACGAATCTAATTCTTATATTCAGACGACAGGTGGAAATGCAACAGTAATACGTACAAGAAAAAGCCCAATGATTTTATGTTTGTTCGCAGATGGTGATAAAATTAAGCAAGGTGATAGGATAGTTATAAACGAAAAAACATATAAGGTTTCTGGTGTTTTGGACATTCAAAATTATCATATTGCGGCAGATATATCGCTTGAGGAGGTGCTTGAGTAATGCCAGAATTTGAATGGGATATGAACATTGAAAATTTAAAAAATGGTATTGTAGCAGTTGATAAAAAAGCACAAGCTGCTGTAGAAATGTATGCAAAAAATCAGGCTAAAATGCTTGAATCGTATGCTAAGCAAAAAGCACCTTGGACGGATAGAACAGGAATGGCTAGGAAGTCATTGAATGCAACGACAGAAAAAAAAGAAAATGGAATAAGGATAACATTAGCACATGGTGTTGATTATGGTTTGTGGTTAGAGTTGGCACATGAGAAAAGGTTTGCTATCGTAAAGCCTACAATTGAGCTTAAAGGCAATGATGTATTGAAGGGCTATGCAAACTTACTTGGTAAGATTGGGTATTAAGGAGGTATGTTAGATGTCAGTATACGAAAAAGCATATGATAGCTTTAAAGAGGCAGGACTTAAAACATATGTACCAAATACCCATAAAGGTGATGTAACGGAGCAATATATTGTTTTGTTGGATGGTGGTAGAACACAAACTAATAATTTTTCGTCACAAACAGTTTTGCTCGATGTACTATGCTATGTTCCTGGAAATCGTTTTACAGATTTAGATATTCTTGCCGATGAAGTAAAGAATGCGGCAAAAAATAAATTATTTCCATTGTTGATACCAACAGGAAATGAAACACAAGCGTATTACGATGATTCAATAAATGGGTGGATGAAATCTGTTGAATATCGTTATACAGTTAGAAATAGAAGTTTAAGATAAGGAGGACAATAAAATGGCAGAACCAAAAAGAGGTACAGAAGTTGCTATGATTGATGCATGCCTTGTTGTTATGAGGACAAAAGGAGAAACTGAACAGCAACTTGCACTAGATACAGCGTCTCAAGTTGAAGTTGCAATTGCTACAGAAACGACGGATGCGGTAAAACTTATTGTTAAAGGTAAGTTAATTGCTCAAAAGAAAGCTGTAACTACTGTTACCGGTAATACATTAACATTAACAGATAATGTATTTAACTTTGAGCAGGCGAAAATTATTCAGGGTGGTACGTTGTACTATTGGACAGATAACGATCACACTTCTACACAGACAACAAAAACAGAGTTTGGAATTGCAGGGTATGAACCACCTGTTGCTGGAAGCGCAGAAAAAGGGGAAGTATTTGACCTTGATCTTTATTCGGCAGTATATGATACCTCTGGTGATATTGTTCAGTATGAGAAGATTTCTTATCCGAATTGTACAGGACAGCCATTTGGTGTTGGTGCTCAGGATGATACATTTAATGTTAATGCAATCACAATTGATAGTGCTCCACCAAAAGGAAAGGCACCATATTCGATTATGACTGTTAAAGAACTTCCTGCAATTGCAGAGTAGTAAAAGGAGAAAATAAAAATGGCAAAAGATCAATTAAAAGTTACATCGATAAGTACCTTGAAAGGTTACATGAAAGGATCTCTTGTAAAGTTGCCAAGTTTTGGAGATGGCCAGGATTTCGTTGCAAGATTGAAAAGACCTTCGTTACTGGATATGATGAGAACTGGGCAGATTCCAAATGAACTTCTTTCCTCGGCATCTGATTTGTTTGCCGAAGGTACAGGTTCGTTTGTATCTGACAAAGATAATATGTCAAAATTGTATGATGTTATGGATAAGCTTTGTGAAGCCACATTCGTAGAACCATCGTATGATGAAATGAAAGAAGCTGAAATCAAACTTACAGATGAACAGTTGATTTTCATTTTTGATTATTCGCAGAATGGGGTGAAAGCTCTTGATTCCTTTCGTCAGGAGCAAAGAGATATTGTCGATGATACAATTGAGCAAACTTTATCAGATACGACCGAGTAAAATTGCGGGAATTGAAGATACTTATGTAGCATATTGTTTTGATGAAGCTTGTGCATATATTCAAATTCGCATAGATAACGAAGAAAAGCCAGTCTTTGATAAGATTGATGATGATAAAAAAAGTAAAAAAAGAATAAAAAAGAATCAAAGAATGTTACCGAGTGAAATATATGAAAGGTATAAGTGAGGTGATAAAGAGTGGCAGTAAATCTTGGTACAGCAGTTGGTTATTTGGATTTAGATACTTCTAAATTTCAAAAAGGTTTTAAAAGTGCATTAACGTCTGTGAATGAATTCAAAAATGGTTCTAGTGGAGTAAGTAGTGCACTTAAAGGAGTAGGATCAGCTATGACGTCTGTCGGAAAAGATATGACGTTAAAAGTTAGTGCTCCGCTTGTTGCCGTAGGTGCTGCCGCTGTTAAAGCCTCATCATCTTTGGAAAAAGGGTTGTCGAAAGTTAAGGCTATTTCTGGTGCAACATCCAGTGATATGGTTATGCTTAAAGACAAAGCAATTGAAATGGGTGCCAAGACAAAATTCTCAGCTTCTGAAGCGGCGGATGCTTTTACATATATGGCAATGGCCGGCTGGAAGACGAAAGACATGATGGATGGTATCGATGGTATCATGAATCTTTCAGCTGCAGATGGTTTGGATTTAGCAACTACGTCTGATATTGTAACAGATGCTATTACGGCATTTGGATTGTCAGCCAAAGATTCTACGCATTTTGCAGATGTATTAGCAGCTGCGTCAAGTAATGCAAATACAAATGTGTCAATGTTAGGTGAATCGTTTAAATATGTAGGTCCAGTTGCAGGTGCTATGGGATATTCTGTTGAAGATGTTTCTACTGCATTAGGTTTGATGGCAAATAGTGGTATTAAAGCATCTGCTGCTGGTACTTCTCTAAGAACGTTACTTACGAATATGGCAAAACCGACAGATGATATGGCAGCAGCTATGGATGCATTAGGAATAAGCCTTTCAGATAGCTCAGGTAAAGTAAAACCATTGGGACAGTTGATGGATGAATTGAGAGATCACTTTACAAATGGTGTCATTAGTTCTGATGAATTTACAAAACAATTATTTAAGTTGAATAATGCCTGGGCTGATGGTAAAATAAAAGACGAAGATTACAATGAATCTTTGAAAGATTTGATGGCTTCTGCTTATGGAGTAGAAGGAGCAGAGAGAGCCAAGTATGCCGCTACTTTAGCAGGCAAAGAAGGAATGGCTGGATTGCTTGCTATATTGAATACTTCTGATGAAGACTATAAAAAGTTAAAAACATCTATTGATGGAGCTTCAGATGCATATAACGGTCAAGGTACAGCAGCTGGTATGGCGCAGACTATGTTGGATAACTTAGATGGACAAGTTACTATTTTGAAGTCAACTTTGGAATCATTAGCAATTTCAATTGGTGATATGTTATTGCCATACATTAAATCATTTGTTGCATGGTTGCAGTCACTTGTTGAGTGGTTAAATGGTCTTGATGATGGACAGAAGAGAACGTTGATTAGGATAGCAGCCATAGTTGCAGCAATAGGTCCATTGTTAATAATCGGAGGTAAGGTTGTAAAACTTATATCTACAATAGTTAATGTTGCTACATTTTTTACTACAACAGTAGTTTCGTGCATAAAGGCAATAGGTATGTTGAAAGCAGGATTCACCGGAGCGGAGCTTGTTCTAGAAGGTTTTTCTAAAGGTATTGTTGGAGTAGCGTCTAAGTTGGCAATATTAACAGGTCCGGTAGGAATTGTAATTGCAGCAATTGCAGCTTTAGTTGCAGCATTTGTTGTGTTATGGAATAAGTCAGATGCTTTTAGAAATTTTTGGATAAATCTTTGGAACAAGTTAAAGAGCACTACAAAGGCAATTATTGATGCTATAGCGAAGTTTTTTACAGAAACACTTCCAAACGCATTGAAGAAAGCTGAAACTTTTGTCAAGAACTTTCCTGAGAATTTTGTGAACTTTATGAAAAATTTGCCAAGTAATGTAGGACTAATTATTGGTAAAGTAGCTGGTTCAATTGCTAGTTTTGCTGTCAATATAGCAAAGAAAGGAGCTGAAGCTGGTAAAAAATTTGTAGAAAATGTTGTAAAATTCTTTAAAAATTTGCCTAAAAACGTAGCGGCATTTTTGACAAATGTAGTAACAAGTTCAATCAAGTTTGTTAAGGAGTTTCCGGAAAAAGCAAGAGAAGCATCAAAGAAGTTTGGTAATATGCTTATAAATGGTTTAAAAAGTTTGCCAGGAAAGATGCTTAGTATTGGTAAGAATATCATCGATGGTATCGTCAAAGGAATTAAAAATGCATGGGGAAGTGCAAAAAAGGCTGTATCTGATTTTGCAGGAGGAGTCGTTGATGGATTTAAGAGTGCTTTTCAAATTCATTCCCCATCAAAGATTATGAAGGAGAAAATTGGATATAACATTGTTAATGGTCTCATAGCTGGTGTTAAAGCTAAGAAGGGAGAAGCGAAGAAAGCAGCTTCTGAAGTGTCGCAAGATATTGTGGATGCAGCTAAGACTAAGTTGGATGTTTTACAGACGTATAACAAAATATCTGAGGAAGGTGAAATTCTTTATTGGCAATCATTATTGGGCCATTTGAAAAAAGGATCTAGCGCATATCTTGAAGCATATAAGAGTTATAAAGAAGCAAAGCAAAAGTACAACGAAGAAATCAAGAATATGGAAAGTGAGTACAAAGAAAAAGTTACTACTGTATATTCTGATTTGAAAAGTGAAGTCACGGATCTTACTAAAGCATATAAAGATCAGGTTGCAAGTAGGAAAGAGGCACTTTTGTCTTCGTTCAAGTTGTTTGATAAATATGAGATTAGTACCGACAAGTCTGGAAAAGATTTGACTGATAACTTACAATCTCAGGTTGATGCTTTGCAGCAGTTCAATGGTCAAATGGAAAAATTGGAAGGAAGAAAAATCTTACCAAAAAGTCTGATTACAGAATTGAGGGAGCAAGGTATTGCGGCTACAGGTGAATTGACAATGTTGAATGCCATGACTTCTGATCAATTGAAGCAATATGCCGATTTGTGGAAACAAAGAAATAAACTTGCAAAAGAAGAAGCTGATCGTGAAAATAAAGAGGCATACGATAAACTACAAGGCGATATTGCAAAAGCTCAATCGGCAGCATACAAAAAGCTTGACAAACTTGCTACGCAGTATGAAAAGAAGCTAAAGAAGATGAAAAATAATGCTTATGATAGTGCAAATATTGCTGGTAAAAAAACAGTTAAAGGATTGGTTGATGGAATTAACAAAAGTAAAAATAAACTTGAAAAGACATTGGGTGGTATATTAGATACTGTAAGTTCGTATATGAGCAAGATGAATGCGAAGGTTGCGGATTATAATTCAAAGGCAAATAGCGTAAGTCATTCACATAGGCAAGGTTTGACGTATGTTCCATATGACGGGTATCAAGCAACATTGCACGAAGGTGAAAGGGTTCTTACAAAAGAAGAAGCAAAGAATCAAACATCTGGTGGTGATACATTCATATTCAATAGTCCAAAAGCAATTGATGAAAGGGAGGCTGCTAGACAAATGAAGTTAGCTAAAAAGCAGTTGGCAATGGATTATTGATAATTTGTAAAGGTGGTGATAAGGTGGTGAGATAAATGGTTGAAAGTATAAAGATAAAAAACTTGGCTACAAATGTTGTGAAAAGCTTTGATATGTCTGAAGCAGATTATTTGATTTACGAAGGTGCTATTGATTGGGGTACGGTTGCAGTTAACCATAATACATTTTCATATCCAACACAAATAGGTGCATATATTACAAATACAGTAATTGGCACTAGAGATATATCTATCAATGGTTGGATAATTGGTGAAACGTTAGACGAGATAGAGAAAAAGAAAAACTCGTTGTCAAGGCTTATCAATCCGGTTGAACAAGTCACTATTTACGTTGGTAAATATTCCATTTCTGGTAAACCTAGTAGCAATGTTACGTATGGTAAAGAATATGCAGAAAATAATGATGTATGTTGCAAATTCTTGATACAGATATTATGTGATTATCCAATGTTTATTTTGACGAATCAATTAACGCCTGAAATTGGTAAAATATTTGGTGGATTTATGTTTCCTCTGACAATTCCTAAAAATAAAGGCTTGATAATGGGATATAGGCAAAGAAGCCTATTCACTACAATAAATAATCAAGGAAGTATTAGTGTAGGCATTAAGATCAAGATATATGCGCATGGAACAGTGAATAACATCGAAATCATAGATGTAAATAGTGGGAAAAAGATAAGAATAAACAAGGTACTAAATAGTGGAGAAGTTGTTGAAATTGATACTAATGCCGGTAATAGACATGTTTATGGTTTTGTTAATGGAATTGAGCAAGATTATATTCAATATTTTGATTATGATTCAGAATGGCTACAGTTGCAAACGGGGATAAATACATTGACGTTTAGATCGTATTCAAGTGGTAATATACGAGATGAATCTTATAAAAGGGCAGAGGTTATCATTGAGTACAAGTCTGCAAAATATAATATACCGGAGGAGTAAAATATGAGGTTGGAAGTATTTGATTTTGAATTGAATCGGTTAGGTCTTATAGAGATTTATTCTTCGATAAATTATACACTTAAATTCATTGATGTAGGTAGTTTCGAGTTGAAGTGTGCAATAAACGAGCAGAATGTTAAACTTATTCAGAAGAATCGTTTTTTATGGATAGAAGATGAAGTATGTGGTATTATTCAGTACATAAGTTCATCTACCGATGATGGTACTATAACTGTGAAGGGCAAACTTGCAAAAGAAATGCTGAATTGGCGGTGGGTTTATCCATGCTTTGTGAAGACTGGAGAACCTGCTGCACTGGCTGAAAGTATTGTTAATATTCATTGTGTAAATCCATCTGAATCTAAGCGTAAAATGAGAGGGCTTGTAATTGGCAATGCAGGATACGTTATTAACAAGCCACATATAACGTATCAAAAGACAGGAGATACAGTTCTTACTTCTGTTCAAAATATTTCAACAGCAAACAATCTTGGTTTTGAAATATATTTTAATCCAAGAAATGTAAATCCATTTAAGTTTGTTATGTTAGAAGGGAAAGACAGGACAATTGGAAATAAAGACGGAAATAAACCAGTTGTTTTTTCAAGGGATTTCGAAAATATCATATCAGGTAGTTATGAATACAATGATGATAGTTTTCGCAATATAGCTTTAGTTGCCGGAGAAACTACTGACGGATCTAACAACGAGAATGCAGCAAGGACATTTTTAGTTGTAGATCAAATAGGAAGTGAGAATGTGTCTAGCTTTTACAGAAAAGAGCTTTACATTGATGCAAGAGACTTACAGTCTGAATACTCAGAAGAAGCAACCACAAAAGATGATGAAGGAAATGATATTACAGAAACAGTTCAGAAGAAAATGACTGAGCAGGAGTATAATGCAACATTGTCGAATCGTGGTTTTGAAAAGATGGGAGAAACTTTAGTTGAGGAGTCATATGAGTCTCAAATAAGAACAGATGCGAGGACAATATATCAGTTTGGAAAAGATTATACATATGGTGATTATGTTACTGTAATTGATAAAAGTTTGGGAATAATGTTAAATGTACAAATAACGGAGATGCAAATTGTTTATGATGCAAATGGTTATGATTATATACCAACTTTTGGGAATAGTGTTCCAACAATACTAAAAAAAATAAAACGAATAATATAGGTGGTGATAGTAATGGCAGAAACAAGTGGATTTTTTAATGCTGAGATGGTTGAAGGCGATGGCTCGACAACATACGATAGAATATACTATGCAGATCAATTTGCTTATTATTTTAGCAAGTTCATTTCAAACGGTGTTTACATCAATCCTGCCACACAATTAAAAGTAACATCAAAAGGTGAATTGAAGTTAAATGTGGCGGTTGGCGATGCATTCATAAACGGTTATTGGTATAAGAATGATGAGAACTTTGAATTGCAACTTGCACAAGCAAATGGTTCTTTGCCGAGGATTGATAGAGTTGTATTACGATGGGACTCATTGACAAGATATATCAATCTTGCAATATTACAAGGGAATCCGGCAGCTACACCAAGTGCAAAGAACCTTACGAGAAATGCTGATACGTGGGAACTTGGTCTTGCAGACGTATACATTGAAAGAGGTGTTTTGTCTATTTCGGATGCAAATATAACAGACCTTAGACCAGATAGAACTTATTGTGGATATGTTGCAGGAGTTGTAAATCAAATTGATACAACGAATCTTTTTGCACAGTTTACAGATGCATTTGAACAATATTATGAAAAGCAAGTAACGGCTTCAGATAAGTTTAGTTCTTATCTTGCAAAGAAATATAATGATTATGCAGTTCTTGCAGAAACTAACTTTGGAAAGTGGATGACAGATACAAAGGGTGATTTTGATACATGGTACGAAACTATTCAAGCAATGCTTAGTGATGAGGAAGCAGTTAAACTTGCAAATCAGATTTCAGAGTTAAAAAAGCAGTTTCAATTGCTTGCATTAAGAGGGTTAAAAACAGATCTGTTTGAATTGGCATCAAATGATGGTTCTGTATTTACCGAAAATGCACAGAATGCATACGTATTCTTGAAGCAGATATATGGCAAGTCTGAGTTAGTGAATGATGCATTTATTAGTGTTGGCGAATCTGGTACACTTGAATTTGACTCAGTTGATGCAACGAATGAGAATGTAAGCAGTGCTAAGTTAACAACAGGAATGCCTCTGAGAGGATTTATTATTGACGATGTCTCTGTTGCAAATTATACTGATGCAAATGGTAAATATTGGTTGTGTGATAGCATAGAACTTTCTGTAGATGGTTATTGGTATTGCATTAAAAGAGTTGGCAGTATTTTGTCATATAACTCTGAGAGCGTAGGAAGTATTTATAAAACACCAACAGGAACTTTAGACAAAGGAAAACAGGTGCTTTATAAGTTAAGTGATTACGTTGTTTCGAAACTTACCGATGAAGAACAAAGTCAATTGTCTGAATTGCTTTCTTATGGAGGAGGTAAGCTACCAGTTACAACAGGAAGTAATGCAGCAGAAGCTATTTAATTGCATGTAGAACAAAATGTTACAGATGAAAATGGTGTTCATAACATAAGATTCAGAAATGGTTCATTGCAATATAAAGAAGGAAGTGAATGGAAAGATGCAAATTATACTGATGCAAATTTTACAGTAGACTCTAAGATGTCTGACACAAGTGCCAACCCAGTTCAAAATAAGGTAATCAAGAAATATGTTGATGAGCATGCTCCAAGCATCACAGTAGACTCAGCGATGTCCGATTCTAGTGCCAACCCAGTTCAAAATAAGGTAGTAAAAGCATATGTAGACGCTAAGAAAGTGCCGACGATTGGCATCGAAAACATATTTATTGGAAACCCGTTTTGTATAGTCAACAATGGTTCCGATGTAATAAGTGTACAAACCGATTGGGATATAGACAATGGCGGCTATAGGGTCAAAAACATAAAGTATCCTGCAGGAACGACTACTAATCTTACGGTCTCATTATCGTTACCTGTTAATAGCATTGTTATTGTTGATGTAAATACACTTAATGGAGAGAATATTGATATACAAGGATCACTCATTAGAAGTAACTTTACAAGTAGCCCAAAAAATTGGAATTTATCAATTAAATTCACTGGGAGTACAAGTCAGACATTATCTGATATTAGATATATGCCGTTAGTTATCCACTTAGGTTAAAGAAAGGAAGATAATAAAAATGGATAAAGTCATCTTAACTGATAAGACAGAATTTGAGGTTCTCGAGAACTCTAGTCTTAGCAACATCAAAATCAACGTCAAAAGCACTGGAGATATCAAGCAGGTAGTTCATGCGTTCCAAGACGAGAACTTAAAGTCTGTAACGTTTACCCATGAGGGAAAGACAACTGCCGAATATTCTGATATGAAATATGATACATGCTTCTGTGCTCCTCATACTGGAACTGATGGGACTGAGGACGGTACATACGATGTATCTATCTCAATCAGATCAAAAACAGAAATTGAGAAGGCTATTGAGGAACTGAAAGCAGAGTATGAGTTAAACGCTGGAGCAATTCAGGATCTTGCAGATATGGTAGCAGGAGGTGGTGAATGATGGAAACTTTTAGTAGATTGATTAAGTTTTACGTGCATAGAATTACTGTAGATAAAAAACTTAAACTTGGTGATGTACCGGAAAAGTGGAGAGATGAAGTCAAAAAAGAAATTGAAAAATAATTGTTGTACAAAATAAGCAAAATATGTTATAATTGCAGATATAAAAAAGGTGGTGATATAAATGACAGTTGATGTTGTAACTGATAGATTTCAGACAACTAAAGTTTCTCAGAAAATAGTCGGTTCTGAACCTAAAGCAGATTTTAATGCCTTGTTTAAAAGTGAAGGATACAAATTTGCAGAGCAAATTTATAAAATGTTAAAGAATAGTGATATTGATAACAAGGCATTTCAAAAACAAGTAAATGATTTACTTAAACAATATTCAGATAAGATCGACGCAAATACGTCAAAGATTGCAGCAGATTCTAGCAGAATAGGGAAAGCTGAAAATGATATTCAGCTAACTAATCTTATAGTTCAATGTTTGCAAGATGATTTCTCAGGTTTACAAAATACTGTTAATTATAATGGTCAGAATATTGGTTCTCTTATAAATGACGTATCTTCACTGAAAAGTCAAACGTCTTCGTTATCTGATAAATATACGGCTCTTAGTTACGCAATTGATAACGAAGCATTTCAATTGTCAGGTTTAGGTTCTGAAGGCGGAAATGATCCAGACTTACAAGGAATGAGCAGAGGCTTAACATTGAGACTTGCCAATAGTGTATATTTGATAGGTGCATCTTTTAGACCTTCAGGGAACGTATACCTTTCTAGTGCTAGAGAAGTATTACGGATAACAGGATTGTCTTCTATAGGTTTTAATGATGCATTTGTAAATAGTGGATCACTTTCTGTTGCTGGAAGTTCAACAGTTGTAGTTGTAGACGGTGAACTGGATGGAGATGCTGTAAGCATTAAAGTTAAAGCACCAACGGGGCAGATTTTGTTACCAGCATATGAAGAAATACATCTTCCAATTATGCAAATAATTTTGATATAAGTAGACTGGTGGTGAGTATATGAACCCTATTTCTATAATTACATGTTGCGTAGGAATAATCGGTTGTGTAATTGGTGTTGCAACATTCGTATCGGCACAATTGTCAAAAGCAAAACAAGATGGTGCTTTAATGGAAAAAGTTGATTATCTTGTAAGAGGATTTGACGAACAAAAGAAGGATCAAAAGCAACGCAATGACCATCAAGATGATATTATTTCAGAACATGCAATTGCAATTGAGAACTTACAAACGAGAATGAAGAATGTAGAAAAGGTGGTGTTTAACAAACATGAGTGATGAACAGTTAGAAAGAGAGAATGAGAGATTGTCAGCTTTAAATTCAATTCTTCTTGATACTGCTAAGAGTCAAGAAAAATTGATTAAACAATTTAGGAAAATGCTTTTGGTTGTTGTGGTTTGCTTTGCTTTGCTTGTATTATATGCTGCACGACAATAGGTTTCTTTTGGTACGAAAGCCAATTTGAAACTACGACGACAACGACTACAACTACAGATATGAATACAAGCGGTGAGAATGCAAATATTAACAATGTTACCGATGGTGATATGTATAATGATGATGCAGCAAATGTATAAGTAAATTATTAAGGGACGGTTGGAATATACCGTCATTTTTATATTGTTGTAAAGTCATAGAATGACTCAGGAATGATTTTAATTTATCAGATGGTAAAATTATCATCCAATCATTAAGATGTCAATATGGGTCAAATATAGGCTTAAAAAAACTTTTTAATAAATTTGCAATTTCATATTTACTTTTTCAAATGATGTGTTATAATAGAATTAACAAATAAATCAGTAAACACCTAGGAGGGAAACAAAATGAAGGAAAGAATTTTATCAGAGTTAAAGAAAAGAATTGAAAAGGATTACAACAAAGGACCATTATTTAGAATGGGTTACATCAATCTCCAAATGAAAAAATTCGTAATGGATATGCAGGATGAAGATGGCGAGGAAGAGTTTAATGGAGATTGCTTACAAATTAGTTATTTAGTTCTTACAAATAAATTTGGATTGATTGCAGAATTTGCAAAGCCTGAATTTGATAAGGTATTCAAATTTGATAGCTTAGAAGAAGTTGCACAGTTCTTAGTTGAAACATATTGCTAATAAAAAATGGCCGGTGAAATTCCGGCCAATAAAAATAAAAACAAATATCTAGGAGGAAGTAAAAAATGGAAATTATTTGTAAGTCATTAAATGGAGTGAAATTTATCTGTTTAAGATCACCAAAAGGAAAAATCTTTAGCAAGTTAAAGGTTGAGACAAAAATTGATTGGAATGAACTACTTAAAAATAAGTGTTATGAAGTATGGTCTCATACTGGTAAGAATCCAGAAAGAATAATTATGAATCAGTCAGCATATTCAGAATTTAAAGTTGAAAAGGTATCTGAGGTAAGTTTAAGAAAAAAGCAGTCTGGATTGTTTTATGAATCAATTCCGGTTGTTGTAAAATAATTTGAAAAAATTTTCAAAAACCTATTTACAAATCAAATTTTATGGTATATAATAAATACATAATCAAACAATAAATAATTCTTAGAAAAGAGATAGTAAAAATGAAAAAAGCTCAGGAGTTTTTAAAAAGCACTTTTGAAGGACATGAAATAAATATGTATGATTTTGACGATGCAATTTATGTTGAAGATGTAACTACTGGTAAATCTTATACATATATGATTAAAACTGGCAAACTTATATCACATACAAATTAAAAATGTTAAAATCATTGCACTGTCGTGAGATAGAGCAAAAAAAAAAGATAAATGGATAAATGTTAAGATTAAAGGAGGAAGTCAAGAATGACAAGAAATGAGTTAGAAAACATGACAAAAGAAAATGTAGCAAAGGTTGCAAAGGATTTTGGTGTAAAGCGTTACAAAGGAAAGTCAATGCTTTCAAAGAAAGAGTTAATTGATGGTATTTGTAAAGTAATGGAATCAAATGATGATGTAGCCGATGCAAAGAAAGCAATTAGTGAAGCGGGTGAGCAAGAAAAGAAAGTTGAAATTGATCGTGATACAAAAGACGAGAGGATTATTTCTGCTCCAATTGGTACATTGATTGCTTTTTATGAACCGGAAACAAACAAGTTAAACACTGCAAAGCTTACAAACCGCAATAAAGTCAAGAGATTGATCAAATGTGAGACTCAATATGGTAAAGAGTTCTTAATTCCATTTGAAAATATTAGATGGGTTAAGACAGGTTCGAGATGGCCAAAAGGAATCTATAATGAGTTGAAAGGAAAGAAAGCTGATGCAGGTAAAGAAAAGTAGTACAAATGACAAGAAAGTTTTTTCTGAGATTCTCGATTTGTATCGTTTAGAGCAGAAGTTCAAATTTGCAAAGCAAGAATATGACAATCAGAAAAAGAAGCTTTCGTTAGGTATTCGTAACTATATGTTTTCCAAGGACTACTCGCAATTAGATTTCAAAAGCAGAGAATTCGGTAAAGTGCATGTTTCAAATATAATTCGTAAATCAATTGTTTGGGATGTTGAAAAGCTTAAGAAAAAGTTAGATAAGGATTTAACAGACCAGTTCATTGAAAAGAAGTACATTGTGAATAATATGCAAGGTCTTATTAAACTTTTAAAAGAAGCTGGTGTAAAACCAAAGGAATTCAAAAAGTTTATTACTGTCGAGGAAAAAGTTAATCAGCAGAAAATGAATGAGCTTTCTGAGATTGGTGAGATTGATAAGGAAGATATTGGCGGATGCTATGAATTGAAAGAAGCAGAGGGTTACTTAAAGATCAATGTGAAAGAGCTGGAGAATGAAGAATGAAAAAAATGAATTGGCAAAAGTTCTTTGGTTCTATGGTCTTATAGGCAATGTAGATGCTGAGGAACAAAAAATTATCTGTCCTTTTCATGAAGATGCTAATCCAAGTATGATTGTAAATCTAAAGCAAGGAAGCTACTATTGCTTTGGTTGTCATGAATCTGGTGATGCGTTAAAGTTTGTGCAAAAGATGGAAAAAATGAGAAGTAAGTCAAATGATTTGCAAGGATGTAAAAAGTTTTTTCAGATTCTTAAATCGGATGAATGTAGTAGAATACGAATTCAAAGAGTTGAGAAAGTAAAAAAAACATCAAAGCAAATGTATGCAGAAGCATATGACTATTTTCATGGTTTGTCTAAGGTAAATTGGAGAAAGAAAAGTGATTTAGACGAAGTAAATGAAGTAAGGTCTTATATGGTGAAAAGAGGATTTACTACAAGTACATTAAATAAGATTGATGCAAGAGTTACTTTTAGCAAGAATTATGAGTTGATTTTTCCAATGTTAGATAATGGCAAATTTAAAGGTTGGGTTTGCAGAACGAATATTCCAGAAGTTGAACAAAAAAGAAAGTATCTATATAATAAAGGCTTTAGAAGAAAGACTTCTTTAATAGGTAATTATGGAGATAATGAAGTTTTATTCATAGTAGAAGGATTTATGGATAGACTTAAATTCATTCAGTTTGGTGTGAATAATGTAGTAGCAATCTTAGGTTGGAAAGCTTCATTACATCAAATTGAAAAGATAAAAAGCAAAAAGAATATTAAGTATATTGTATCAGCTTTGGATAATGACAAATGCGGAATAAAAGGAAGTAAATATTTAGAAAGTATATTCAAAGAAAAATATGTTAGGTTTGCATATCTAAAAGGGGTTAAAGATCCGGGTGAAATGTCAAAAGAGACATTCGATAAAATGTATAGAAAGACAATGAACAAAATAGACATGAAATGCATGGACAAGAAGAAAGATGGTAAGTAGATGAAACCGAGAGTATGATCGTGCGGGTACATATGGTGGGAAAGGTGCTTAGCAGGATGGAGAGGTCAAATGGTAAGGTATATCTCAAATATCTAGTTAAAGTCAACTTGCATATATGTAGAAAAAGAAAGGAATAAAACAATGGGATTATTAGATAGAATGAAGCATGAAGCAGCAAAGTCCGGAGCAAGTAAAGGAAAGTTTATGTACTTTAGACCTGACGACAAAAAGCGAATTAGATTCTTGCAGGAATTGGATGATGGTTTAGAAATTCCATTTCATGACAATTTTGAAAGAGGAATAAATGTTCCATGTCAGGAAGTGTTCGGTAAAGATTGTCCATATTGTGAAGATGAAGATCTTAGAACAAGAAGCCAGTTTGCATTTTCTGTTTACGATTATGATGCAAAGGAAGTCAAGATTCTTATGCAGGCAGTAAATCAGTGTTCAGCAATTCCTGCACTTGTAAATATGGCAGAAACATATGGGACAATTACAGATCGTGATTATGTATTGAAGAAGACAGGTAAAGGTTCGACTTCAAGCTTTACAATTATCCCGATGGATAAGAACAAATTTAGAAATGAAAAAGCAAAACCGCTTTCCAAGAAAGCTTTGTTAAAGTATTTGAATCAGGCTTTTCCTTGTGATGATTCTGAGGATGATTTAGAGGACGATGAAGATGATTACGAAGACAGTCATAAGAAACCTAATACAAAAAAGAAAAAGGCTTCTGAGGATGACTGGGATGATGAGGACAGTAAATCTGATTATTCAGATATGTCAGCACGTGAGCTTTACGATCTTTGCTGTGATCGTGACATCGAGTGCCAGAAGAAACGCCCGGCAAAATATTATATCAATTTGTTAAAAGAGGATGATGCAGTCCATGATGATTGGGACGATGAGGAAGATTCTGATGAAGATGAATGGGAGGATGACGATGAATAAATCATTTACAGATTTTTTTAATGATCAGGTCACTTTTCAAAAAGAAGTCAATGAAAGATTTGGATATGGTGTAAGTGTAGAAAACATTCCAGAGGATAATGTTGAGATTGCAAAATACCATATGCTTGCGTTGATGGAAGAGACGGGTGAATTGGTAAAATCTGATAAGCGTTGGAAGAATTATCGTAATACTCATTTCGATAAAAATAACAAGTTGGAAGAGCTTTCTGATTGCTTCATTACATTATTTAACGTTGCAATGTACAGCGGTATCTCAGCCGAAGAGATTGAATTAGCATTAACTAAAAAAATGGATGAGAACATGAAACGAATAAGGGAGGCCTAGTGCTTCCCTTTGCTATTATAAGGAGAATAAAAAAAAATGAATAAATTAAAGTATAAAGTCGATAAAATTCTCAAAAATCAGTTGATAAGTGTACAAATAAACTTATTAAATGAATGTACAAGCAGATGTAAGAGTTGTAGAAGATACACTTGGCCAAAAGATAAGCTTAATCTTGATGATGTAAAAAGAATTGTAAATTTTTTGTATAATAAGTATAGGATTGAGTCAATTCTTTTTTCAGGAGGAGATCCAGTTTGTTATGATGAATTGGATAAAGTTATTGAATATTGTAGTGACTTAGGAATACATACAGCGTGTATTACGACGCTCATTACTGAAGATGAGCATATTAAAGATGCATTAACAAAGACGGATAGATTATTTGTTTCATTTGATGCATTTGACAGAGAAAAATATAAGATTGTAAGAGGAGTAGATGGTTCAGAAATTGTAAAAGAAAATTTAAGAAGTTTAAATGTTTTAAGAAAAAGAAATGGAAAAGAAAAGATAAGATTAAGTATGACGGTAGGAAAGTTAAATTTAGATCAGGTTGAAAAAGTGTATGCTTTTTGCAAAGAAAATGATTTAAGTCTAAATTTTTATTTATTGCATACTTGGGATGATTTGATGATGTCAAAGGATGATCTTAAGTTATTTTTTGATATGATGAAGAAAATTTCAGAAGAAAGCTATATTATGACAAATGCAGGAAGCTTTTTTGAAAAAGAGGATAAGTTAAAAGAAAGCTTTGATTGCTATATTCCAAGAATAACATGTGCAATAAATGCAGATGGAAATGTTTTTCCTTGTTGTAAGCTATTTGATGAGAATAACTTTTACAAAGATCAGCTAAAGTATTCATACGGCAATGTGTTACATGAAGATATGAATGAAGTATTCAGTAGAAGGCTTGCTATCGGATATCCTTTAGAATGTAGCAATTGTAAAAGTTGCTTACCGCAATACATAAGTCCAATTAACTTTATGGATGATTTGTATAAGCATAAAGATGATGCAATATTCATGTAAGAGGTGATTAGCATGTTAATAATTGTAGAAGGAATTGACAGAGTCGGAAAAACAACATTATGTGAAATGTTGTCAAAGTCATTTGGTATTAAGATATTTAAGCATGATTCTAAGTTGTTTAACCTAGACAAAATGGATAATGATAACGAGACCGATAAAGCAATTAAGATTTGTGAGATTTGCAAATTGCTAAATGGGACTTTATTGTTGGATAGATCTTATTGGTCTGATTTTGTATATGGAGTTCTTGAAAGAAATTATTGCATATCAGATGCTTTGGATAATTTAAAAAAAATTGAAAGCATATATAAAGATGAAGCAGTAATAATATATGTTAGGCCTGTTGATTTAAAATTATCATCAAAGCTTCATGGTGCAGATTTGACAAAGTATAATGATTTATTTGAATCAGTAAGAAAAGGAACGAAATGTAAAGTTATAGATTGTACATATGAAAGTCTTGAAAAAGTCATAGTAGAATTAGAAAGTATTTTGGGTGATAAAAATGAATGACTTAATATATAAAGTTGGAGAAGCCAATTGCAATAAAGTATTTGATAAGAATGGCGGCTTTTATGAGTATAACTTGATAAAAAGTGAAATTACAAAATTGTTGGATAATGGTTTGGAAAAATGCTTTGTTTTGGTAGGAGGAAATCTTTCGGATGAAAGTGAATATGAGAAGATTATAAGCCTCATAAAGAGAAAAAAAGATAAAGGATATAAAATAATATTTATTGTTACTGACTCTATATCATTAAAAGAAATGTCAATTGATGTAATAAAGAGATGCGATTTATTATTGCACCAAGCAGTCGGCTTTGTATTTGATAATATAGATATAGAGCAAAAGTATTCATATGTGCCGGAATTATTTTATGTAGATAATGAAAAGCCAAAAGTTCAAAATGATATGATTTTTTTTGGAGGAGGAAGCTATAATAGAGAGGATAAGATAAAAGAGTATCTTAGAAAAGACAATGAAATGAAAAAAGGAACATTTTCTATTATAAAGGATAGCTTAAATGATGAAAGAATAGACTATAGTTCATTGCAATTACTAATGAAAATGTTTAAATTTAGTTTAATTATTTGTAGAAAGGAATACAGAGAGAATTATTGGTTTACTCCAAGATTTATTGAAGCTGTTAATAATTGGAGTTTACCAGTTTTAGATTTTGAATATAACAAAAATAGATTATATGAATCAATTGAAGTAAGTTCATACGATGAAATGATTTATATGATAAATTGTTGCGGTGAGGAAAGCAGAATAAATAGGATATTGGATTTAAGAAAAGAGATTAAAAGTAACAAAGACAAATTTGCTAAAAATATAATTGATTTTTGTAAATAATGAAAGGAATTGCAAATGTTAAGTAATGTAATTGTAAAAGGAGAATCTTTAGATGAAGTATGGCTTACTTGGTTTAAGCAAATGATAGATAATAAAATCTCAGAAGAAAGTAGAGATGGAGAAGTTGCATCAGAAATAATAAATGCAATAACTGTTTTGGAAAATCCAACAAAGAACATAATGACTAATCAAGTAAGAAAGCTATCAATGAGATATGCTATCGGTGAAATGCTTTGGTATATGTCAGCTAATCCAAATTTGAGTGCAATCCAGCATTATACAAAAGCTTGGGATAGAATGTCAGATGATGGAGAAACAGTAAATAGTAATTATGGTTATATTATTAAAGAGGCATATAACTTTAATCAGTATGAGTATTGCAAACGGTTACTTATTAAAGACAAAAATAGTAGGCAGGCAATTATTCACATTAAGGTACCAAAAAATACTTTGGAACAGCCTACAAAAGATTTAAACTGTACAGTTTGCTTACAATTTTTAATTAGAGAAAATAAACTATACTGTACAACATATATGAGAAGTAATGACTTATGGTTAGGATTTCCGTATGATATTTTTCAGTTTACTTGTATTCAAGTAAGAATGGCAATGGAATTGGGATTGGAAATTGGAAGTTATACGCATATAGCTGGATCATTGCATATGTATAAAAGAGATTTCGATAAAGCAATTGAAAGATATAAGGAGGAAAATAATGTTTGATTTACATAGGCATGATGAATATTCAACATTTGACGGGTATGGTAAAGCTACAGAGTTAGCTGCTTTAGCAAAAGAATATGGATATAATGCTTTATGTACGACAAATCACGGAAATACAAATGGATTGATTCAAACGTATATGGCTTGTAAAGATTTAGGCATTAAATCTATATTAGGAGTCGAAGGTTATTTTTTGCCAAAATGGAAGCAGCAAACTAGGGGATTTCATCTGATTGTCATTGCTAAGAACTTAAAAGGATATGGCAATATGAACAGATTGCAATTTGAAGGTGAAAAACAGAAATACTATAATCCAATATGGGACTTTGATTTACTGGAAAAATATCATGAAGGGCTAATTTGTACAACGGCTTGTGTAGCAAGTTATTCATCGCAATGTATAATTGCAGGCAAGAATGATTTAGCAGAAAAATACTTAAGAAAGTTAAAAAGCATTTTTAAAGATGATCTTTACGTTGAGATTCAGCCATATAAAGTGTCAGAAGAAGGATTGCAAGAATATGTGAATGTTCAGTTAATTAAATTGGCAAAGAAGTTAAAGATTAAATGTATTTTAACTTCAGATTCTCATAGAGGAAGAAAAGAGGACTTTGGCACATATATGAAGATGCATGAAGTTGCGAATCATAATTTCGCAGATATTGAAGCAACATATGCTGAACGATATATGCCAAAGCCTTTTGAAATGCAAAAGAGATTTTATAAGATGCATAAAGATGATTTTGGTGATGATCTCGCCAAAAAGCTTGCAAATAAAATGGCAAAGAATCTTGATGAGATTGAAGACAAATGTGAAGAGAATTATCTTGAGCAATTGCCATTAAAGTTGCCAAAGTTGGGTGATGATTCTACAAAAGTTTTGAAAAACAAAATTATTGAAGGTCTTAAAAGAAGAGGAAAATATAAGAAGGAATACATTAAGCGAGTAAAGGAAGAATTTGATATAATTCATTACCATGGATTTGAAGATTATTTTCTTATTGTTGCAGACTATGTTAACTGGGCAAAGAAAAGAGGAATTATTGTAGGTCCAGGCAGAGGATCTGTTTGTAACTGTTTAGTAGCATATGCAATAGGAATCACTGAAGTGGATAGTTTATTATTTAATCTTGATTTTAGAAGATTCTTAAGAAAAGATAAAAAGAAGTTTCCTGATATTGATTTGGATTTTGAAACATCAAGGCGACATGAAGTAATTGAATACTTATGTAAGAAGTATGAAGGACATGCAGCAAGAATTTGTTCATATGGTCTTTATAAAGTTGACAATCTTTTAAATGATTTGTTCAAAGTATGTGGACTTCCAACAGATAAAACTTTAGATGAAGAGGAAGTGAAAAGAAATAAATCAGAAATTCAATACATCAAATCATTTGTTCAATCAAATGTCGATGAAAATCAAAATCTGGATGTGAAGAATTTGACAGAATCTGCGGAAGCAAAAATGATAAATAAAAAGTATGATAATATTCTTATTCATTTTTGCAAGTTATACAAGAAAGTAAGATTCATCGGAACGCATGCAGCTGGTGTAGCAATAACAGGTGGAGAATTGCTTGATTATGTAGCTTTAAAAGTTGACAAGAATGGAGATGTATTTACAAATTATGACTTGACTGATATTGAGACCGTTAACGTTATCAAATTTGACATTCTTGGGCTTAAGACTATGGAATCAATTGGTGATTTAAGAAAAAGCACAGGAGTGACAGTCGATTATGATGAAGCAGTAAAAGACAAAAAGATTCTTGAGAATTTTAGACTTGGCAATTGCGATGGCATATTTCAGTTTGAAAAGAAAACAGCTAGGGATATTCTTGAGAAGATTCATTGTGATTGTTTTGAAGATATTGTAGCTGCATCATCAATGAATAGGCCGGGACCATTAAGTTTGAAGCAGCCAGATTTATATGCTGAAAATAAATACAACATTGAGGAAGCAAAATCTTCTGAGTATTGGGAGTATACAAAAGAATCTTATGGCACAATCATATATCAGGAGCAGGTTCAAAGAATATGCGTTAATATTGGAGGACTTGAATGGACAGATGCAGATAAGATCATGAAACTTATGAAAGGCGGACATATGACAGAATCCGCTCAAAAAGCTTATAATGAAAATAAGGAAAACTTAAAAAGAAAGTTTGTTGATGGAGCTGTAAGTAATGGATATGAAAGAAGCTTTGCAGAAGATCTGTTTGAAAAAATGATTTCATATACATTTAATGAAGGACATGGGGTTGGATATTCTTTGATAAGTGTTGAAGAAATGTTTTACAAAGTATATGAGCCGAGTGCTTATTGGTTTGCAAAACTAAAATATGCAAAGAATGATTCAGAATATGATAAGTTCTGTGCAAAAGCTGTAAATGATGGATCTGTTGTTTTTCTTCCTCATGTTAATTATTCTTCAGAAAAAGCAAAGCTTAGAAAAGTAGAGGGAGAGGATTGTTTGCAACAAGGTCTTTCCGAGATCAAGGGAGTTGGTGAAAAAGCAGCTTCATATATTCTTGATGAAAGAAAGAAACATGGAATATTTACTTCATTCGATAACTTTTATGATCGTTGTAAGTCAAGGACTGTAACATCACGAGTTGTTGAACTATTAAAAGAAGCAGGAGCTTTGGAATTTAATAAAAAGATTTATATTAAGAGAGTAACAAAGTACAATAGTGCTCTTTATTCAAGGGCCAATTAGAATTTATAGAATGCTTTAGGATTGATTTAATATAATCTGCTTAATATTTTCATAAGTCAAAATATAAAATCATTCTTGAGGCATTCTAAAGGTTTAGGAGGATACGTATGAAATATTATAATGAAAGAATAAGTTATGATGAGCGGGACGAACATTATGAAATATATGTCGAAGGAATATTCGAATGTTCATGCGATGCTGGTGAATTAACAGAAACATTACAAGAAGTTGAAAAAAGTTTAAGAAATTCATAAAAAACTATTTACAAATGCGAAGAAAGTGGTATAATAGAATTATCAAAAGGAATACAAACAAACATTTAGGAGGATAAACGTATATGAAGTACAGATTATTAGTAAAGGTTGGTAGAAGTTGGAAGCATGGTAAAGTAGTTTATGATTCATATATTGAAGCTCAGATTCGTCAAGAAGAATTAAGACTTGTAGGAATCAAGTCAAAAATTACAGATGAGTTAGGAGGTGAATTATAAATGAGACTTTGGCATATTGATTTGTTAGAGGTTTTACCAAGGCAGCAGCTATTATCACAATGGAGAGAATGCTGTTGCATAGCAAGAAATATCTATGCAAACGGTACACCAAATCACTTGTTGGTAAATAAAATTTTAGATTATGACATTTCTGATTTTTATAGTTATTCAATTCTTGTATCAAATGAAATGCTTAGAAGAGGTTATAAAGTAGATCGCAGTAAATTTGAAAAGTATTATAAATGTGATAGGTTTACAAGCAGACCATTTCCAGGTTGGCATAATAATAGATACTTTTTACAATGTTTTTGCAATTTACAAGAAAAGTATGATTGTGGAGGAATAACTGATAAGGAATGGTGTAAAGTAGTAAATAAATATTATGAAAGGAGTTGTTAAAAGTATGGCTATTGGAATAGATAAAATGATTGACCGAGATCAAATGCATTTAGAAGTATTAAATAGAATGCCAGTAAATATGTTGGCAATTACAGCCAAACGTTCAGGAACAGAATATGAGATCAACGATGGCAAGATTGTTGCTGAAATTACTAATGTGAAATAATTTTAAGGAGAAAAAAATGAGTAAGAAACTTAATCAAAGACAAATTTTAACGTTAATTGATCTTTATAACAACATTGGGAGTAGTATTAGATGTGAAGTTAGTTATCATATGTCAGGAAATGATATAGATATTGATACACTCGAAAAAAAATCTTATTGAAATAGTTAATGGTGCATGTGAAATGCTAAGGAAACAAAAGTAGTTACAGGTTAACTAGATTGGAGGAAAGAAGTGGCAAAGACAAATAAGGAAATGATCATTAAGTTATGTAATGATATTAACAAAAAGAATGGTGAAGGAACAATTTACACCATAGGCAGTAAAAATGCTAATCTTAAGATTAAGAGATGGAGTACAGGGATTGAAGATCTTGATGCAATTATCGGTGGGGGTATGCCCGAAGGAAGAGTTGTTGAGATCTTTGGTCCAGAAAGTTCAGGCAAAACTACATTACTTTATCATTTGTGTGGGCTTCATCAGTTATGCTTGGACGTTCCAATTGAAGGAACATTTGATGCAGAACGTGCAAAGGTGTTTGGGAATAGGCCAAAGCAAATGCTGATTTATCGTGCTAAGTATGGAGAGGATGCTTTCAATAAAACAATACAGTTTGCAAAAGCAGGTATTCCATTGATTGGCATTGATTCAGTACCAAGCATGGTTCCAAAGGAAGATGCAGAAAAAGTATTGAAGTCTGCTGAGAAAGATTCCATTGAAGAACAGAGAATCGGAGGAACTGCAAGATTGATGAATAAGTATCTTCCGACAGTAGAAGAGATTATTGAGATCACCGGAACAACGTTGATATTCATAAATCAGGTTAGGGACAAAATGAATGCAATGTTGTTTGGAGAAAAGACAGATACTCCGGGAGGTAGAAAGTTAAAACATGCTTGTTCACTTCGTATTCAGGTAGCAAGAAGGGCATGGATTGAGATTCCTAACAAAGATCCAAGAAACAGTGCAACTAGTAAAAAAGTTGGATTGATTATGAAATGTAAAGTGGTCAAGTCGAAAGTGTGCAATCCAATGGGAGAATGCGAGATTCCGCTTTTCTTTGATCGAGGATTCGTTTCGTTTGATGATGTTCAAAAGATCAGGAAAGAATTGATGGTTGCAGAAGCAGCAAAGTTTGGGAAGAGAGTTCCAAAAGAATTTATGGAGGATGAAGATGAATAAGCTTATTGATAAAATAATTATTGCATTAGCAACCTTGGAAATCCAAAAAGTTTGCGAAGCCTCAAGAAGTATGTTCATAAATAATCTTAGAAATGAAAATACAACAAAAATAATGGAGGGTAAATAATGAGCAAGCAAGAAGCATATGACTATATTTTGAATATAGCAGATAAGCTTGGCAGCATGGCAATGGAACAGTTGTCAGATAAAGATGGCAATAAATTACGAGAAGCTGCAAAGGCATTGTATTTAGAGGAGTAGGCATGAGTAGTAATGCAAAGAGGTGTTCTAACTGTAGTAGTAGTTCAATGGAACATTGCTTAAAAATAAAATGTAAATACTGGGCAGCAGGAAGTCATTTGGATAATAAAAAGGAAAAGAAAAATGGGAGAGTCAATAACAACAACTGATACGGAAAGAACAAAAGTTGATAAAGCGATGATCGTTGTTACAGGAACAAAGGAAAAGCCGTATTTTGAGATACTTTACCATGAGATTGGTAAAGATTATGACAATATTGGTTTTGGTTCGTACGACTTAAATAATGTATTTGATTGGAAAGAACAGTATTTAGAAGTACAGCATTTAGAAGTTGTGAAGGAGGAGTTGTAGAATGATTAAATGTAATGTATGCGGCGAACAGGTTGAGTTAAGAAAAGAGAACAGATATGAAGTGCTTATTAAAGCAAGCACATTACAAAAATCTCTTGGGATCAAAGATAGTTTATATGAAGCATTTGATTGCCCTAGCTGTGGATGTCAAATGCTTATGCAAGAAAGATTCCCAGTAAAGGAAGAGGCTAAAATTGCAGAAGAGCGTGCAGATGAATGCAATGGTTGTTGTGTTGAAAGTGATGATGATGCAGAAGATACAAAAACGAGTGAACAGAAGAAAGTAGCAGTCAGAAGTAGATTTGCAGATTGTAAATGTGATGCAATAGAGGTGGAATGGAAGGACGATGATGAGATAGCAGGTTCGCGTGCTGATATTTCCGGTGCAGATGTAGAAGAGTCTGTCGAAGAAGATGATAATCACATTGACAATAAAGATTTGTCTTGTGATTATGACTATAATGCAATGACAAAAGAAGAGCTTGTTAAATTGTGCAAAGAAAGAGGGGGTTAAAATTAGTTCTGTAAAATATGTTGAAAAACAAACCTTAATTGATAAGTTGGTTAAAAATGATAAGTTTATGGAAGGCTGGGAATAATGGAATATAAATTATTGTGCTTTGGAAAACATGAAGATACAGTAAGATGCGGAATGTGCCCAGATGAAGGAACATGCGAATGCGAAACGAAATATCAGGGAGAAGAAAATGAAAAGAATAAGCAAAGATGAATATTACTTAGGAATTGCATTAGCAGTATCAAGAAGAAGTACGTGTTTAAAAAGACATTATGGTTGTGTTATTGTAAAGAATGATGAGATCATTGCTACAGGCTATAATGGATCACCAAGAGGAGAAGAAAACTGTTGCGATTTAGGTAAATGCAAAAGACTAAATGTTCCACATAATAGTGGTGATTATTCTGATTGTCATTCAGTTCATGCAGAACAAAATGCTATGTTGTCAACTAGTAGAAATGAAATGATTGGTGCAACAATGTATTTAGCTGGTGAAGAGAAGGCAGACTTTAGCCAAAGTTGTTGGTTCGATATAGAAGATGCTACTCCATGTCCTATCTGTGAAAGAATGATTAAGAATGCAGGAATTATTTCTGTAAAAAATGCAAAAAGTTGCAAAAACCTATTTACAAATGAGTAGATATGTGTTATTATAATATCAACAAATAAATAAACTACTAAACATCTAGGAGGATAAAATAATGAAAGCAATAGTAAAATTCAAAGACAATGGAGCACGTAGACAGAAAACAATTGAAGTAGAGAAAAATGAACCAAATGCAATTGTAAGAAAATTTATTGAAGTAATGAATATGCCTAAGTATACGTATATTACAACAGTGAAATGTGGTAGAATAGAATATCAGTGGTTTGGTGATGCAAATGGTGCATTTTAGATAAAAATAAAGCCGGGTGAAATTCCCGGCTATTATAATATTTAAGGAGAGAAGAAGTTGGGAATTATTGATGAAATTAAAAATAATGCTGTAAAGAGTGGAACAAAAATTCAAAGTTCAGATGCAGCAAAATTAGAAAAAATATTTAATAAAATGTTTTATACTGAACATAATATCGAAGAAGAAACAAAGTTCATACATCAGGTTATGACAAGAGGTCTTGAATCGCAGGAACGTGTAGGCCTACATGCTTCATCATTGATTGTTGGTGATAAGGTGTGGTGTACAAGGCAGGAGGTTCTTAGCTTATTGTATAAGCAAGTTCAAAAGGAAAACACTTCTATAGGATTGTTAAGAATCTTTGAGGAAGGAAATGTAATTCATGAAAAGTGGCAAAGGTTATTGATTCGTGCTGGGTATGGTAAAGCAAAAACAATGGACCGGACAAGATTTAATACTGAATATGAAGTATCATATACACCAGATATTGTTTGCAGAATTCCAGAGTTCTTTGATGGTGTAATGGTTGGAGAGATCAAGTCAGTCAATTCATTTAGCTTTAAGAAAATGACTGAACATCCAAGTGCAAAGAAACAGTTACAACTTTATATGTTTTTATGTATTCAAGAAGCAATGAAAAAAGGAACATGGAACGGTAAAGACTACACAAAAGGATTTGTTCTTTGTGATTCGAAAAACGATCAGGACTTCAAACTATTCATTTATGATTATGACGAAGACTTTCTTTCTCCGTATATTGATCGTATGGAAGAGGTCAAGTATAGAAAAGAAAAGCTACTTCAGGAACATAAAATGATTCCAAGGTGCAAAGATTGTAAATCATGTGATTGCAAAAAAGCAATGGATTGTAATATGAGGAATGCATGTTGGGATGTTGGCTTCGGAAGGATTAAACTATGAAAGTAAGTAAAGGAGCAATTGTTGTAGGAATAAATCCGTACAATAATAAAAAAAGAAAATTCAAATTCTTAGGCAAAAGTAAAGGCATAGAAAAGTATACACATCCAATTTGTTTATATGATTATAAGGAAAAATGTGTTGTAATGATAACTAATGAATTTGCTAAATTATGGAAGATAAAGCCATATGAGTAGAATATGTCCTATAAATCATTCTGTTGTACTTTATTTGGACTGTTTGGATTGTGATGATAAAATATGCATTCATCCAAATAAAAGTCCTCAGAATGTCAAATATGAGCTCAGAGAGGTATATAATAAAATGCATACAATAGTAATAGGAATAGATCAGTCATATAAAGATACTGGTATTTCAGTATGGTTTGACGGTAAGCTAAAACAAGCAACTGATTGTTTCACACAAAATCTTGAGAACAATACGGTAAAAAGAAAAACATTAAGATCAAGGCTGCTAAATATATTTGGTAAATTAAATGCAAAAAAGTTAACATATGAATCAATAAAAGAAGAATGTCAAATAATATGCATTATTGAACGCATTCGTTTACAATCACAAGGATTTATTAACATTGACTATATAAAATCAATTGGTGCTTTAAATGCTATGATTGTAGATACTGCAAACCAATATAATATTCCAGTTTATTCTGTTGATACAAGGGCATGGAAATCAGCATCAGTAGGTACATCAAAGGAAAAAGCAAACAAATATGGTTTTGATCCTAAAAAGTGGCCTACAATATTATGGTGTATAAAGCAAGGATATAAAAACAAAATTAAAGCAGATGCTGGAAGAAAAAAGAAAGGAGTAATTGAAAAGAACGAAGAAAGATTCACCTACAATGATAACATTGCTGATTCTATTGGTATTGGTAAATTTTACTTTGTAGGAAATCATAACTTATTAAAGGAGGAACATTAACTTGGGAAGTTATGGCCATTTAGGTAATAGCAAATCTGTATGCATGGATTGCAAAGATCGTATAATTGGATGTCATACTATATGCGAAGCTTATCTTGAAGAAGTTGCAAAAAACAAAATAATTAAAGAAAAAAAGAAAAAAGAAGAAAATATTATCAAAGCATTAAAACATCTTGATCGTCCTAAAGTAAGTAGAAGATCAAATAATACACCACAAAGATGCCATATAAAATAAATATACTTATATAATAGAGGCCTTAGATTAAGTTCTAAGGTCTTTTTATTTTATAGCCAATAAAATATTAAACCATTATATTAAAGTCCCTTAAAATGTCATATAATGAATCATAGAGATACATTAAATTTATTCAAATAACCTATTTACTTTTACATTGTTATGTATTATAATGACTATAGTAAATCAAATAAATACTTTGAAAAGGAGCAAAACAAATGAAATTATCTAAAATCAATTCAAATGGTTATAAAGTCTATATGGAAGAATATAACTCTATTTCAGAGTTTGTTCAGACAATCAATTCAAGATCACAAAATCCAAATATGACATCAGTTCAGTCGGAAAATGGAACTTATAAATTTACAGGTACAAACGATTATGATGAAGCAGAGAATTTATTATTACATGGCTGGACAGAGGAATCAGAAAAGCTTAATGAAATGTTAAAACTTAAAGCGTTAAAAGAAAGATCTGTTAAAAATACTTATGATGTAGCCGGCTTCCAATGTTCAGTTCCAAGATACTTACAAGGTATTCCAACAAATATGATAAATCAAAAAGTAGTCACAAAGAAACAAAAGGCAGTTACAATCACAAAGAATATATCATATTCATGTAAAGTACCAAAACAAAAAATAGAAGAAGAATCTATAAAAGTACTTCAACTTGTTAATAACTTAGAGAAACAAGGATATAGGGTTATTCTTAATGTTACGCTTATTACAAAGTCAAAAAATGAAAACATAATTCTTTGTAATAAAGTAAGAATTAAAAATGCAAGTGAACGTCTCAATCTTTCAAAAATAAGTTTTCCAATGGTTCATCCTAGTTATTTAAGACGTATTCTTTTTAAATGGATGGAAACATTTGAATGCACAACAAAACAATTTAATGAATCTTATGGATTTCCTGTAAAATGCATAACATTTAATGATATTATTAAAAACAATAAAAATGACAATGAATATTTTGCAGAAGCATTATACTTAGGCAAAGATACGTTAACATTGGATGATTTAATCAAATAATTGCTCTAGATGGTTGTAGATAGGTTCTGCATATGCATAAAATTTTTTTAACAAATTTTCAAAAACCTATTTACAAATTCAGCAAAACGGTATATAATAATAACATAATCAATTAAATAATAAATTAAATAATAAATTAAATAATAAATTAAATAATAAATAAATCTTAAAGAATAAGGAATGAGATATTGGTTATGTTAAATATTAAGTCTATTGTTAAAAATCCTGAGAAAAAGTTTTATGTTGATGTAATGTTTAAAAATGATGAGAACATTTATACAAGAAGAACATACAAAGAGAAAGAATTTGATGGTAAAATTTATTCATTTGTATTTTCTGGTGTTAAAGTATTTTTTGATCTTACAACAATGGATGTTATTGATCAGAAAGTAATTTATGAAACAAAAGGAATTAAGAAAACATCAACGTATATTGGTTCTAAAAGAATAAAGGAAGTAAAACCTTTAGAAAAGAAAACAGTAAATGTTGAGAACAAAAACAATACAGAAGTAAAACACGAAAAATATGATCAGATTAAAACATGTTTAGAGTGTAACATTCCAATTTATCTTGCAGGTCCTGCAGGATCAGGTAAAAACTTTACAGTTGAACAAATTGCAAAGGAACTTGGTTGGAACTTCTACTTCAGTAATTCAGTTCAGCAAGAATATAAACTTACAGGTTTTATTGATGCTGGTGGAAAGTTCCATGACACTGAATTTTATAAAGCATGTACAGATGAAAATGATTGTATCTTTTTCTTAGACGAGATGGATGCGTCAATTCCAGAAGTTTTGGTTCTTCTGAATGCAGCAATTGCAAATGGAAACAAAGAACTTGTTGATTTTGTTCACAGTTTAAGATCAATTGCAAACAACAATGGAATCAGGGCAACATTCTCATACAGATGTATTACAATGGTAACAAAGCTTGAAAGTGCTGGTATGGATCTTAAGACAATACTTACAATCTCAGTATTCAAAGGAATGGATAAAGATACAATCAATACATTCAATGCTGTAGGTTATGACAAATATACAAAAGCATTAAAGGATATTCAGATGGCTGCTTAATTGCAGCCAGTCTGTTTAATACATAGAAAGGTGATAACATGAAAGAAGCAATTAAGATCAGAGTTAATAATAAACAAAATGATGTTTGTACCGGTTGTGGTAAATCAAGCAAAGATGAAAAGAAAGAATTTTACGATATGATGATCGGAAATGATTTAATTCATTTGTGCTTTGATTGCATGGAAATGATGTTTAGAAAGACATTGAAAGCACAAGTAAATTATCAGGGAAAGTTAAAAAGTCCAAATAAGAATATACGGAGGTAGTAAAAATGGCAGATGCAAAGAAATGTGATCGATGTGGCAAATTATTTGAACCATATATAAAGTCAGATGAACGGTTAAATCCAAATAAGTATACTGAAATAATGGTTAGAGATGCTTTTGTTGGCAAATCATCATACAATAATGACAGATACTTTGATTTGTGTCCTGAATGTTCTGAGTCTTTAAATAAATGGATTAACTTTTTTAAGGATGGTGACGCTGATAATGAATGAAGCAAGTAAAAGAATAGAAGCAAGTAAAAGAATATTAGAAGAATTGAAGCACTCATATGAGTGCTTGTTTGTAAAGACAGGCATAGAACCAAATTGCTTTCTTCTATCTTCAGATATATATTACCAATTGTTACAGCAAGAGGAAATATTGTATGAACTTAAAGTAAATTCAATTGGTATAAAGTATATCAACGGAATTGATGTTTTGCTTGTAAGTGGAGAAAAAGTAGCAAAGGCGGCGATAATTGATGAGCAACAATCAACCACGTAGTTTTAAGTTCTATCGCAAGAATGAACAAGAGGTTATGGAGTCTTTAGGACTTAAGCCGACTAAGAACTCAGGTAGTGGATGGATCGAAAAAGAAGATGGTCAAAATGACTATGTTATTTGTCAGCTTAAGAGCACAGATGCACAGTCAATAAAAGTTAATCAAAAGGACATTAGAACATTAGAAAAGAATGCAATGATTGAACATAAGATTCCAATGTTTGCAATTCAATTCTTAAACACCGGAGAGGTATGGCTAATGCTTAAGCCTGAGGATTTACAAGATGCCTCAGAATACATTTTAACTGGTTCAATAAAGGAATCTAGGTTAGATCATTTAGGAATTGATTTAGAGGCATCTGATGACCTTAGGACTATATCTAATAAGTCAATTAAGTCATCAGGTAGTTCAAGGGAAATGTTTCACAAACAACAAAGTAAAAAATATAATAAGAAAAGGAGTGCATTGTAATGAAAGCAAGAGTAAAAGGAATGTATGCATATAAAGGGCATAATGTATCAGCAAATGGAAGTGTAAATCTTACGCTTAGTGGTAAGTATTCACAGATGACAAGTTCTGTGCAATTACTGCAGATGCTGAATAATGATGTTGTTATTCAGATCAAAATGGGAGTTGAAAAGCCATTTAAAATTGGTTCGTTCAGAATTAAAAATGTTGCTTTTGATGGTGACGGAGAAAGTATTTTGAAGTTTAACAGTTTAAATGACTTTGTTGATATTGATAAAATGAATGATCTTATCACAAAGGAAGAATTTGCTGTGATGTTTACAGCAGACATCGAAGATGAAGATGATGAAAGTGAGGAAGAGTAATGGCAGCCAAAATGAAGTATTTAGAATTATCAAATGCTCAGATTGCAGATAAAAGACGTTTGGTGATTTCTGAATGTGTAAAAGAGAATCAGGACACAAAGGAAAACATTCAATGTGGATTTACTTTAGCCCAGCAGGTTGAGGTAGAAGAAGGTAAAAGGATGACAAGGGTATTCCTTAAAAATGGAATCCATGTTGCAAGTATTGATGAGCTTTATAATCTTCGGGATGCAATCAATGATGCAATTAACAAATATGAAAATGAAAAAAGTGATGAGGAAGAGTGGGAAAATTAAATATTTTTGAAAAAAGTTGAAAAATTTTTAAAAAACCTATTTACTTTTCCAGAAATTGTGATATAATTAAACCATCAAAACAAATAAAACACAAACATCCAGGAGGATAAAGAAATGATTAGTACAAATAAAGTTGTAGGGTTTTATACTGATGTATTTGGAAATGAAGTTGATGAATATGAACAGACTGAAAGATATACGGTATGGTATGAAGGTCATTTATTCGCAGGAGATACAGACGGATATAACGAGCATGGATATGATAAATTTGAAGATGCCATTGCTTTATATAATGCGTATGGAGATATGATACACATTAAAGATAATGAATATGGTGTAAGTTTTGATTATGGCGAATGGGGTTAAGCAGAGACTTCTCAAATGGACGAATATGGAAGATATTGGAAAACATACAATTTTTAAGTAGTATTCAAGGATGAGAAAAATTTTAAGTTAATAAACAAATTTTGTGATGAGTATACATGCAGACTTGAAAATGGAAAGATTGTTAGTAAAACACAATTTGGTTTAAAATATGCAATGGCAGCAAGACAGCAAATAGGATTTTAATAAGCCCACTAATCAGACATTTATTGTTTGATTTAAAATAAATAAATTGCTAGAAAGCAAAAGTAAAACAACAAAAAAACAATGTATGCAAAGTCATACAAGCAAAGAAAAGGAGAAAAATTATGGCAACAAATTGGACATTATCACAGGCATTAGCAAAGATCACAGAAGGAACAGATAAGGCAGCAATCCAGGATATTGGAAGAAGATTCCCACTTACAGCAGTAGCATTAGCTGAAATCGGTCAGAATGCAGGCGCAGTTAAGATCATTGGTGCAGTACCATCACATATCACGGCAAGAAAGATTGAATCTGTGTTAAAAGATGGTGTAGAGCAGGATCCAGATGTGGATACTGAAGATACTGAAGATGAAGAGGAAACATCAAAGAAGGAAAATAAGAAACCTGCTAAGAAAGCTGCTAAAGCAAATGCAGAAGAAGATGCGGATGATGAGGAAGATGATCCTGTAGCACTTTACAAGAAATGTAAGAAAGCAGGTATTAAGGTTGCACCAAAGAAATCAGCAAAATATTACAAAGATCAGTTAGCAAAGGCAGCAGCTGCAGAGGAAGATGCAGATGATGAGGACTGGGATGATGAGGAAGAGGATGAGAAGCCTGCTTCAAAGAAGAAACCTGTCAAGAAGGCACCTGCAAAAAAGACTGCAAAGAAAGCTGAGCCGGAAGATGATGAAGATGAGGATGAAGATGAGTGGGACATTTAATATTCCCAATGAATCCTCCGATCATAGATAGGTAAGGAAAACCACCAACTGTAGAAAGAAAGCTATGGTTGGTGGTTATTTGAATATATGGAGGAAATATGAGATATAGGATCTATACAGATGGTTCTTGGAATAAAGAAAAAGACATCGGTGGTTGGGCAATAGTAATTGCAGATCATCAAGGAATAAAGTTAAAATCAGGGTCAAAAAAAGGCACGACAAATAATCAAATGGAGTTAATGGCGGTCTTGAATGCATTAGAATATGCAGTAAGAAAGCATTTAAAAGACATAGAAATAATCACAGATTCTATGTATGTTTTAAATGGAGTAAAAAAATATGTAGATACATGGAAAGCAAATAATTGGGTAGGACTTTCAGGTGATGAGATTAAATATAAATCACAATGGGAAGGAATACTTATTATGCTGGAAAGTTTAAAGGAAAATAATTTTTCTGTTAAGTTTTCTAAGGTAAAAGGACATGACGGAAATTCATTAAATGAGCTTGCAGACCTTAAAGCAAGGGAAGCAATTAAAGCATATAAGGAGAAGTAAAGATGGAAATATATGCGTCAAAATTGTATCAGAAAGTTTTTCGAGGTAACAAGTCTAAAGATACGTACTTAAAAGCTTGTGGATGGTTAGCACAGAATGTAGTGTCTGATCAGCAAATAAACAATAACGTTACATATACGATAGAAAAAGGATACGATGATGAATCTGGTGTTTACTTATATACAGTAACATTGTTTGCAAAACTTAATAAAGAAGATATTAAGAATAGACATTGTGGTATTTGCAGGGAATTAAATGGCAGCTTTCTGATGAAGGAAGAAATAAAATGTGATTGGTGCAAGTTGCAGGCATATTTCAGACGTGAAGATGATATGATCAAAGAGAAGAAAAGATTCATAAAAGAAAAAATTAGTGGAGGCAAAAATGATTAGAAGATTTAGTTTGATATGCAAAAGAATAAAAAGAAAACTGATAAACAATCTTCAAACAATTTATATGATCTTGTTTGCAGTTAATCCTATTATCGGTATATTTATCAATGGTAAAGAACTGATAACAATTCAGATAATTGTTAACTTTATTATTGCAATACTTATTTTTGCTGATCAGTACATACACAATAAATACAATGACATTCCAGTTATGAGAAAGCCACTTGTAAGATATGAAAAATCTACAAATAAGGTAATTATGAAGCCAGAGGATATGTATGAATCTCTTAATTATTTATCTGATTTGCAGGAATACTTTGAAAGGAAAGGAATGTTATGAAAATTGATTTAAGAAAGGTAAAACGAATATTTGATATAATATTTATAACTGTATGTATTATTTATTTGTTTTATATTACAAAATAAAATACCTTTGTGAGGTCATCAGATGCCCCAGAAATGATTTTTATTGATAGGCTTATAAAATATATACAAAACCATAAAAAGTGCTTTAAAAGGCTTAATTTGAAAAGTCAATTTGAAAAAAACTTTAATAAATTTAAGCAAAAATGTTTACTTTTTATGGTTTTTGTTATATAATATAATCATAAATTAAATAAAACAAATGTTTAGGAGGGCAAACAAAATGAAAAGAACTCAATTCAAAACATGTGTAGGAAAGCAAAATGGATATGATGTCTATAGAACAGTCTTAACTGATGGAAAGAAGTTCTATGTAAGATGGAATAAAAAGTTGATTGATGTTACAGATGATCAAAGATCTTTCGTTCATAAATTAAATGGAGTAATTAAATGAGATTGTTAGCAAGTGAACAAATAAGTTCAAATAGAAAATTTAGAGAAACATATCAAAAACAAAATAAGAAAAAGAAGGAAGTGAAGGATGACTTCCATAAAATGCTAATAGACGAGCAGGAACAATTAGATCAATTAAAATATTAAGAATAATTATCCTACTTGGCATAACTTATAAACAATATTATAACATTTTATGTAAGGAGGAATCCCTATCCTCATGTCGTGTACTATATAAGTTTGTTACAAAATGGATAGATGTGAATAATGTCAAGTAATAAACATCGATGGAAAGTAGGTGATTGTATAATAGAACCTAATGAAAGGCAAAGAAATATATTGCAAAAGTTTGGTCTTAATCCAAATAATTGGTTAATATGTTTTGAAAACAAAGCCACAATTGAAGTTGTAAGCAAAAGATCAAGACAAAGAAGAACATTAAACATCAAGGAGGATAAATAAATGTCAAAATTAAACCTTAAAGCAGTAAAGGATGTTAAAGTTTACTTTAAAGTTGAGAGAAGCAAAGGTAATATGCCAAATTTTATAGTAAACAATTGGAGAAAAATGCATGACAAACCAATGCATAGAAAAGTACAATGTAAAAGAGTAAAATTAAGTAATAAAATGGCTAAACATATGTAAGGAGAAATCAAATGACTTTAGAAGAAACAATTAAAAATGTAAAAGAAGTTGTAATTAAAAATAGAAAAGC